AAAAACACCTTTGTGCCTGGCTATTTCGCTATATAGTTCCGTCGTTGTAAGCTCTTCTAACATCTTGATAATACTCCCATACTTCTTGTTGTAGTGACGCTCTATCTGATGGAATTCTCGCCGTTAAGTATTCAGATACACAAAAATCACAATAATGTTCATCTAAAAATCCTGGGTTTGGTTTACTTCTTAATCTATCTACATGAATTTGTATTTGTTCTTGACACCGAGCAATTAAATCCTCATCTTTCATATAGTAATTAATACTCCGATATATTTATAACTATAAATTAAAATTATATAATTTATAATATAATATTTATAAATTATAATTAATAATTTTTTATATATGGAAAGTAAAGTTAGTTCTAAGAAAAAGGATTGGAAAGTATTTGAATTCTATGTTCCAATTGAAGAAAGCTTTAACGAGGGAAATGATTTTGTAATAAGAGGGGTGGCTATTAATGAAACTATAACTCTTAACAATGTAAAATACGTTGCTGAGGAATTACAGAAGGCAGCGATGTCTTTTAGAAATGTTCCTATTTTACTTGACCATAGAAACGAGATTGGTTCTATCGTAGGTAGGACTACTGAAAACGTTATTTTTAATCCAACTAATAGAAGAATTGAATATGAAGGAAAAATTATGGATGAGAAGATTAAAGAAATGATTAAGGACGGAAGAATTCAGAATGTTAGTATTGGAGCAAAGGTTAATGATTTAGTTGAAGAAGAAGATGGTTCAATGAAGGCGATTGGTATTAGAGGTTTGGAAATAAGTTTAGTTGCTGTTCCAGGAGATAGTAAAGCCACATTAGGACAAGCACTTCATAATAGTTTTAAGTTAAAAGAAAAGTATGAAGCATCTAATTCAAAAAAACAAAAAGGAGGTTTAACTATGACAGAACAAGAACAAAAAACTGAGCAACCTGTAGAAGCAAAAGAAGAACAGCAACCAGTTGAAGCGGAAAAAACTGAAGCAGTTGAAGAACCTGCAAAAGAAAAAGCAAAAGAAGAAGCGGTTGAAGAACCAGCTAAAGAAGATGCATCTGAAATGGCAGATTTAAAGAAACAAGTTTCAGAATTAAAAGAGCTTTTAACAACTAAGAAAAAATTGCAGGAACAAGTAGCACAAGAAAAAGAAGAAGAAGCTGTTGACGAGACTAAAGGAGAAGTTGCAACAGAAACTGAAGAGTCTTTAAATAAGATTAACAGTTTAATCTTAGAACGTGCTCATGCTGGATATTCTATGTATAGAGACTATACACAAGAAGATGCAGAAGGAACTCAGTTGAAAAGATTAGTTAGATAATTATATCATATTCATCACTATTTATAGTGATTATCATATAATTGAAAGGGAGGAAAGAAATAGAAATAAATGGCAGTAAGTTTATATAACCCTAACGGGGCAGTCGGGATTGCAGATGGTGGAACACCAAGAGTAATAACTGTGAAAGCACGAGCAAACATTTCTGGTGGTTACTGGGTACTTGGTTCAAGTGCAGCAGGAGCTATTGGTTCAGGAGCGAGTTCGTTTTCTTCGAGCGATATTGAAGGATATGTTAACTCAGCAGGTACTGGTTCAGGTTGTATAGGATTGGCTCTTACTAACATTCCATCGGGAACTTATGGTCCGGTTGCACAAAGAGGTATATATTTGGTACCAGTTGCAAGTGGTACAATCATAGGTTCAGTAGCTGCTGGAATGAAAATTGCTCCAAATAATGTTGGTGCAGTTATCTCTGTAGGTTCAAGTACACTTCAAGATTTCGAAGCAGGAATTGCTTACGATGTAGGACGTGCTTTAAGTGACGGAGGAGGAGAAACAAATCAGTTTGTTGCTGTTTCACTAAATATATAAGATGACAGAATTAAAAGCAGTTCAAGAACTTTTACAAACTGGAATCGGTACTGAAGGTCAACTTCTTATACCGAGAAAAATTCACGATACTCTAATCGGAGAGGTTGATAAGAATCTTATTCCAAGAAGTGAAGCCGCAATGTATTTTGGTCCTGGTGATATTCCTGGTTCAAGCGTTGATGTGGATTTAGTAACAGAAAACGAAATGAACGTAAGGAAGATTGGAGAAGGTTCTGAAGTAATAATTGACCAGTCAGCATATACATCGTTCAACTTGAAACCAGAAAAATGGGGAGTTGCACTAAGGATCACTAGAGAATTAATTGAAGACGCTAAATGGAATCTTCTTAACCACAACTTAATGGTTGCGGGTAAAAGATTTGCAGAAAACGAAACAAGTTTGATTCTTCAGGATGCTTTAGACAATGCTTCTAACACAGTTTCTGGTGGAGCAGCTATTACAATTGCAAATATTACAAGAGCAATGCAATATCTTGATGACTCAGACTATACAGGTACAACTTTGTTTGTAGGTATGGAAGTTCTGAACGATTTAAGAAATATTGATACTTTTGTTGAAGCTAATAAAGTTGGTAATACTGAAATGTTGTCAAGAGGTTTTTTAGGTACAATCTACGGATTGAATGTAATTAAATTCTCTACTAATGCAGCACCAAGTTCAACTTATTCAAAGTATGCATATATCACAGATAGAATGCACGCTTATGTAATAGCGGAAAAAAGACCTGTAACTGTTGAGAACTTCGAGATGCCTGTCTACGATATGTCGGCAGCATCAGTTACTCAGAGAGTTAAGGTACGATACCTAAGGGCAGACGCAATTTGTAAAATAACAACAGCATAAAGTTGTTTAAAAATTTATTTTTTTTATTTTTTTATTATTTATGCAAGAGAACGGAGAGTCGAAGACAAAAATGTTAAATACAGAAACAAGGGAGGCAAAACAAAATGGCAGATAGTACAACAACAGGAAGTGCAGTTGTAGGTGGAACAGTAGGTGGTCTACAAAAAGGATTAGTAGGATGTGCGGGTTCACCAACAATTACAGATAAGTTATTATTCGTATATGGTAGTCCACAAAATGTGGTTACAGCAACAACAGGAAGTCAGATAGCATTCGACATTGAGAATAATGATATTTATACAGCATTAGCACAGAACGGAAGTTCTTGGAACCGACTAGGTTCAAAAACCTAAATCTGCTTTGTTTTATTGACGTGAGGACCGCCTTCGTCAAGTAAAATACAAAAACAAAAAGGAAAATGGTTTATACAATATCAGACGGTTTGCGAGATAGAGAGCATGCAAAGTTTGCTTCAACTGGTTCTGAAACAGCAGTTAGAGTAGAATTATATGCACAGTCAGGAACAGTATGGTTACCAGTTAAATGTTTAAACGATGGAACAATCGTAACATCTGGAGCATAATAATAAAATGGCAACTCTATCAAATGTAGAATTAGGAAGTGTAGTTTATAATTTAATAAGTGGAATTCCTACTGGAATAAGTGGGACATTACCTTTTTTAGTTGACCAATCGGTTTATCAAATTCGGAATTATACTGGGGATACAATTAATGTAAGTTCAATTGCCGAAAAGTATCAACCGGCAACAATTAATTTAACAATCTCTCAAGTGTTAGGTCAAATGGAAGCACAAGGAATAGGAACCAAGAGCGTTAAAATTGATACATTATCTTTAACTAAAGGAATACAAGAAGGAACTTCAAAAAGTTTTAGTGCATTAGCGATGTCTCAATTAAATGATTTAGGTAAGAGTGTTAACTTTTACCAGTGTTGGAGTTAAAATGGAACAAGGACACTATATAAATTCAGAAACATTTAAAGATTTCTGTACTAATCAAAAAGAATTAATTCATATTCTAAATCATAGAATGACGACTTTAGATATGAGTGTGTTAAAAATAAAAACTGATATTAATTGGTTAAAAAGAAGTTTGTGGGTAATTATTGGATTATTAGCAACGTTCTTATTTGCAAGTTTATTCAGACCATTATTAGGAGCCTAAATGTCGATAGTAGGAGACTTTCAAAACGGAGTTCAAGAAGCATTAGATTTTGGACAACAACTTAGAATAAAATATTACAATGTTGGCTTTGGAGCAGGAAGTTATTATGATGATGATGTTTCTTATTCTCAAAGCGGAACAAATTACTGGATTTCAGGAATAGTATTGCCTATTAGTAATGCCAGAGGTAGTTCAGATGCCGTTTTATTAGAACAAGGTAAGATTACCACTAATGATACAAAACTTTATCTGGAAGGTTCTGTGGACACGTCTGGAACAATTAAAATTGGATTAGGAAGTCCTATACAAGACGAATATAGTTTATTGAGTGAAGGAGTTACTAAATGGGATGTTAATCAAGTTCCCGTTCTTAAAAAACTATATATTACTAGACTTACCAATGGTTCTTTCGTAGGAGAATAATATGGGTTTACAAATTGAGGTTCGAGGACTTACACAAGTTCAACAATATCTTAATAATACTTCTTCTAAAATTTATAAAGACGTTGATAAGTCAGTTAAGAAAGCTGGGTTATTTTTACAGTCAGAAGTCCAACAAAGCGTTTCTGGACATAGAGCAGAAAAAAAGAGTGTTGATACAGGACGATTTCTTAATTCTATTAAATCAGAAGGAAGTGGCAAATTATCATCAAGAGTATATACAAATGTTTCTTATGCCCAATTCTTAGAATATGGAACTACAAGAATGATGGCAAGACACCATTTTACAAATAGTACAAAAAGGAACGAGATTAAAATTAAGGATTTTATTGAAAAGGCAATAACAACAGCAATTAAATAAAATTATATAATTTATAATAAATAATTTATAAAATAAACTATATTATTTTTACTATACCAAGCGAGGTATACATTCAGGAGAAATTCAAGCGAGAATAAAATGACAATCACAAGTGTAAATTCGAGTACTTTTTTAGCCGATGCGGTTAATTTAATTAGAGATAAAATTAAGAATAATGTTACTGACCCATTAGTATCATCAAGACCAGCTAGAGAAAGGTTTTGTTTAACAGAATATCCTAAACGGGCGGTTACTTATCCAATAATTACAGTAGTAGATAGAAATATTACTCAACCACAACGACTAGGAATGGGAAGCGAGTCAACAGCAATTAATTTGACAATGGAAGTAAGAATATGGGCACGTAATGTAAAGGAAAGAGATGAATTGTTTGACCAAGTTTATAATTATTTAAGACAAAACCAATATGATACAGATGGGTTAATTGATTCAAATTTAAATGGGTTTCAGCTAACTTCTGCACTTAATATTTCAGAAGATGGAGAAGCTGGGATTAAAAGTAAAGTTATGGAGGTCGTATTTTTATTCGTTTGTGAATGAAAGGAGGTTTAAATGAACAAAAATAGACGTTGTAAATATTGTAATTGGTTGAATAAAGAAGTTTTAACTGAATTTATTTGTGAAAATTGTAAAAG